CAAGCAGACCACGATGTCGAGGTGGGGTATCATAGCAACTGGGATCATGCCTACGAACAAGCGTGGCATGGCTTAGACGCTGAGTTTAATTATAGTTATATTTGAGGCAAGAGATGACAAGCACAATCACGCCACGCTATCCCAACGCGGCAAACGACCCACGCCTGACAAACACGGCTGACAAATACTTCACGCTAAGAAGACAAATCCGTGACAAAGAGTGGAACCGCGAACCGGTGACAAACGCAGAACGTGACAAATTAGCCACATTAAAGCGAGCCTTGAACGATGACAAACACTACACGCCAAACTTTTGACAAATCGCCCACGCTAAAACGTGACAAACCAACCACGCTAAACCCTGCGTATCGTTGCGATGATTGCGGGGAACCGGCGATGGTTCGCGAACTGGCGGGGCTGTCCTGTCCGAAATGCTATCTAAAAAAACAGGGGCAGCAAATAAAAGGGCTTGACCATGCCGGTTACTATCCTTAATGGTAGGTAATCAATTAACCAAACGAAGGAACCCGAACCGATGAACCATTCAGTTTTAAAAATATCCAAGATGACCGGCAAGCTTGCAGGCTTTCACGCAATCAGCACTAACACGCTAACAAATGATTTTTGCAAGAAGATGTATAGCAGCGGCAAAACAGATTTAATCTGCACTAAATGCTATTCAATGGAAATGTTGCAAGGGTTGCGGAAAAACTGTGCGCCAGCTTGGCAGCATAACAGCGACATTTTATCAGGCGGAATAATCCCCGCCCATATGTTGCCAAATATTCTAGATGCCTTTTTCCGTTTTTCCGCCCATGGGGAATTAATAAATGAAACGCATCTAGAAAACTTAAACCGCATTGCCGAATATAATCCGCATTGTACTTTTGCGCTTTGGACTAAACGAAAAGATATTGTCCAGAAATACTACCGGCATAATAGAAAGCCTGAAAATATGATATTGATTTACAGCAACCCAACAATCAATCGCGTCATGGATAACGTGCCTGAGTTTTTCGACCGAACTTTTAACAATGTAGAAAAGCATTTTAAAGGGATTGAACAGAACTGCACTGGGCAAAAATGCCGCGATTGCCTGCTTTGCTATACAAAGGGCAATGGTGTTACCCAAATTGTTGAAGCGGTCAAATGACAAATCAACCACGCTAAACTTTTTCTTGGGGCTAGTATGTTACCTGCAGTGTTCTTGGTGGTTCGGGGGGACTGGGTGCGGTATTAGCAAAGGGTGTCGCGAGTCGCGGGGCGGCATCCATTTTATTTATCTATTTTTATTGTTGACCGATTCGGCGGGCGGTGGCATAAACAAATCAAGGCTGGTAGCAAATACCATGCCAACAACCAATAGAAGGAATAACCAACCATGTTTGATTTAGTACCTAATGAAAGCCCGACCGGATTTGTTAATCGCGGTAGCGGCACCTATACGTTTGAACATAACGACCCTGCAAACGTCGATTTGTTCAACCAGCTTGGAGCGGTTCGCAAAATCCCCATTGAAGCTTTACGCCAGACTGTTGAGGGTTCGACCATGATTGAGGAACCTGTCGCCATGCCGAACTATTCGGCTTTACAAAATAAGGCGACCGGTGATGTTTTGGACGTTGCCCCAATAGGCCGCTCTTATAGACTGGAACCCCACGACCGGCTATTTGCAAAACAGGCGCATTTACTAGGCGAATCAGATTTGCCGCTTGGTGATGTTTCCGTTGTTGACCGGCTCTATGAAGGCGGGCTTCGAGCGCATCGCACTATTCACTTTAACGACCTGCAAACGACCGTAGGGGATAGCAGCGACCTTGTAAGGTGCCGCATGGATATTTTTAACAGTGTTGATAAATCTTGGTGTTTTCAGATATTCAGCGGCGCATATCGTGACCTTTGCCGCAATACCTTGGTTTTCGGCGGGGAAAAATCCTATCAACAAAAAGCAAAGCATACCAAGAATCTGAGTGTTGAAGCCATGATAACCAAGGCGGGCGTCTCTCTTGATATGTGGACAAGCCAGCGCGAACAAATGCGGGCTTGGCAGGGTTCGCGGCTGTCTGATGAGCAATTCGCGAACATCTTGAAAGAGACCATTTGCGCCAAGACTGGGCGGGCTGTTAAGGCTGGTATTGATACCGGTGTCAACGAACGCCTAATGAACGCTCTTCTTTACATGTTCGACAAGGAAAAGCCCGAACTGGGCGGGACAATGTGGGCGGCCTATAATGCCTTAACCCACTGGGCAACCCATACGAATGAGACCGTCACCAATCTTGAAACCGGCAAGGAATACCAGACCGGCAAGAAAACGGCCAAGGTCTATGATGTGCAGCGCAAGCGAAATGAACAGGTTGCCAGCGTCTTGAATAGTGACGCTTGGTTGTCGGTGGCAGCATGACGTTGCTTGAAATCGTGATGCTTGTTTGCATCTTGTTTGGGATATGAACCATGGAAGCCCTTTATGTAATTTATCGCAGCCTGACCGTACTGTTGATAATCTCTATAATATATGCGGTCTTTATTGCTTAAACCAACCAACGCCCCGAGGGGCAGAAAGAACCACAAAATGACCAAATCAATTGAAACAATCCGTGCATCACTTGCTAATGACCTTGTTGACGCTGAGTCTGCTATTCGTGCCGATGAGCGGGAAAAGGCCACAGAAGAGGCAACCCGCATCTGGCGCGGTTACGTTGCCGAACTAGAAGCCAGTTATGCCAAGCGCGAAAAGGAAAAGGCCGAAAAACTGTTGCGGATATTTGAAGACCGCAGCGGGGAAGATACCAGCCGCGAACAGCCAGCAAAGCCCGCGAACAACTGGCATAGGATGGCAGCGCGGCATCACCGGCTTGTTGCGGAACTAAAGCGCGGGTATCAATCGGTGCCGGTGCTTGCTGGTAACCTTGAGTGTAAGAAACAGAGCATTTACGCAATGCTAACCACCTTGAAAAAGAACGGTTACACAGTCCAGATTCACCACCTTGGCAGCCGTCAAGCAGGCAGATACATGAAGATTTACCGTATCCCTGCGTAACTTTGCGAACCCATGGGGCGGGGTTGTTTCCTCCCTTACCCGCTCCAGCCTTGCCCCCCTTGCCCTAGTCGGCGGGGGGGTTTTTTTATGCCGGTTATATTAAAAGGGGATAACCGGCGGTAATCCCTTGGGGTTTTGGGTTTGGAATTGCAGCGAGATTGCTATCATTTACCAGACCGACAGCCCACCCCACAACAAACAAGCATGACAAATCAACTACACGGGCGCGGGCGGGCGCGGGTTCGCTATGGGGTTTCCCATGTGTTCGCGGGGTTTGGCTTATGTTCGCGGGGTTAGGGTATCGGTGATTGAGACAAACAAGATAAAAATATGGCTCGTGCGCGGGTACGCAAGGGTCACCCCACCCCCCCTGCATTTGCTATGCAAACCCGACATATTTTTTCTACTTTTTAGGTTATCGATATGGTTAATTTGCGAACCTCTGGGGGAACCGGAGTTGCCCCAAAGAAAAACCCCCCGCTGGGCGAACCAACAGGGGGACCATTCATGTAACTTTGCGAACCATTGGGGGGAAACCGGGGGGCTTGGGTGTGTATAGGGTTTACCCCGGCAGGACTAGGTCCTATGGTAGCGTCATTTTCCGCATTTGTCAACACCTTTTTTTCATTTTTGGTTATTTTTTAGTAAACCACGTGAAAAACGGGTTGACACCGGTTCCAAAACCCACCATAATACAGGGGTATGCCACATGTTCGCGGGAGAACACCATGTTCGAAGCTGTCTTACTAATATGTTTAGCTGCAGCACCCCAAGAATGTGTTGAGTTGAGCGACACACGAGGTCCCTACGCCAGTAAACCTGACTGTATGCGTCGTGTTGACGAAATGGCAGAGTTCGCCACGGGTGCAAACCTGTTCGAACTAAACATAAAATGGAAGTGTACAAATACAAAAGGTACACCAACGTAAATCCCCATGAATTTACTACCCCAAACGAATAAAAAAGCTGCCCTAACTGAAAAGCAGGAGCAGTTCCTAGACGCTCTGTTCGAAAACAACGGCAATATGACCGTTGCTGCCGAACTCGTGGGATATTCCCCTAAGTCAGTTACGTGGCTCAAGGAACGGTTGGCTGATGAGATTATAGAGCGTACCAAAGTCATGTTAGCGGGCCACTCCTTGTCAGCCGCGAACAAGTTGGCAAGCCTCGTAACGGCCCCTGATATCGAACGCGGGGACGAACTGCGGATGAAAGCAGCGGAAAGTATCCTGAACCGCGTCGGCATAGCCAAACAAGAAACAATGAACCACAACGTACAGGCAATCCACGGGGTTGTCCTGTTGCCACCCAAGAAAGAAGTGGTTATCGATGCGGAGTGATAAAGAAATATTAAAGATTGCGATGGAAAACGTCAGCAACTTAACGAATAAAGAATATGAGCGGTACAAGGTACTGCAAACCAAAACGGTTCGTGAACGATACGGTAAAGCCTTTGGTGGCATGGTTCGCGGCAGGAAAGCCAACTATACTATATAGAGAAGGAACGAGACTATGGGAATGTTTGACAACATTGGAGACCAGCTATTAAACAGTAGCAAGGGTATGAAGCCTCCGTCAGAAGATGTAATGGAACAATACAAGGCATTTATAAAAACCTTGAGTCCTGAACAAAAAAAAGCAGAGCGCACAAAGCTAGGCAGCATGGGCAGTATAGCTAGAAATAAGTTTATTAAAGAACGTGTTCGTCGCTTTAACAGTGCTACTACTAAAGAAGTAGAAAATATGGGCGGTCAAAATAAAGAAGGCGCACTAGCCAAGGGCGGCAAAGTTCGCGGCTACGCATACGGCACCAAAAAGGGCGGTGTGAAGAAGATGTCTTCTTGCCGTGGTCGCAAAGCAATGGGCAATAAGGATTAAGGTCATGGAATCTGCATATCAGGCCACAAAAGACTTCTTTACTGATTTTACTAAAATGAGTAGAGAACAAGCTTATAATCATCTTTCTCGTGTATATGGAGATGATAAAGATGATATTGCTGCTGGATTAAAAATGTGGGACAAAGCAAACAAAAAAGAAAGCCGTGGGCGTTCAGCATCAGCCAGTTCAGAAAAGCCATAGGTATACAGTGGCCCCACGCAAAAGAGTTCTAGTCCCCCCGAACCCAGAAGACTTAGGCAAGGTCGGAAGACCTAAGAAAAGACCCGGTGAATCAAAAACCACGCACAATATAAGTGACAGGGAACGTGCGCGGCGTTCCGTACAGATGAAGTTGCGGAATGCAAAGAAGCAACAACAGCGAGAAGAAACCCGTGTTGCTCGCAAGCGCAAAAAGGTCAAGGACCTGACTACCGCTGCCAAGAACATTGAAAACGCCATGAACGGCAACAAGACCCGCGTTATAGACGCTGGTGATTTAGACGTACTACCCAAAGCCGTAACGGACCTAATTGATGACACGCCTATTATATTCAAACCTAACGAGGGGCCTCAAGAAGATTTCCTTTCTGCCCCTGAACAAGATGTACTCTATGGGGGAGCCGCTGGCGGAGGCAAGTCGTTTGCTCTACTTGCTGACCCCTTACGCTATTGTCACAATGCTAATCATCGTGGACTTCTTCTTCGCCGCACGTTAGACGAACTAACCGAACTCATCGACAAGTCGAAGCAGCTATACCCCAAGGCTTTTCCCGGAGCCATCTTCCGTGAGTCAAAGTCAACGTGGGTGTTCCCGTCTGGTGCAACCATGTGGTTCACCTATCTCGACAGGGACAAAGACGTTACCCGTTTTCAGGGACAGGCGTTCAACTGGATTGGCATAGATGAAATAACCCAATACCCAACGAGTTACGTTTGGGACTATCTTCGTTCCCGTCTACGTTCTACAGACCCTGAGTTACAGACAAACCTGACCATGCGCTGCACAGCGAACCCCGGTGGTGTTGGCGGCTGGTGGGTTAAGAAAATGTACATTGATGCCCATGAACCCAACAAGGCGTTCGGGGCCAAGGACCTAGAGACAGGCCGTACTTTCGTGTGGCCTGAAAATCACCCAAAAGCAGGTCAGCCTCTGTTCTACCGCAAGTTTATCCCAGCACGGCTGACAGATAACCCCTTCCTGATGGCAGATGGTCAGTACGAGGCCATGCTTCGGTCACTCCCAGAAGTCGAGCGTAGACGACTTCTCGAAGGGGATTGGGATGTGGCAGAGGGAGCGGCCTTCCCAGAGTTTTCGAGGACACGACATGTGGTCGAACATTTTGACCTTCCCACGAACTGGCCCCGCATACGAGCCGCCGACTACGGCTACTCGTCGCCGTCGTGTGTTCTGTGGGGTGCTATTGACTGGGATAACAATATTTGGGTTTATCGCGAATTATACGTAAAACACTTGACAGCAGAACAATTAGCTGATAAAATATTAGAATGTGAAGAGTTAGACCCTACACCACACTACACGGTCTTGGACTCTTCCTGCTGGAACAAAACCGGATTCGGACCTTCTATCGCAGAAACTATGATGAGGTCCGGGGTTAGGTGGACTCCCTCAGACCGCAACCGTCTTCAAGGAAAAATGGAACTACACAGGCGGCTTGCTGACGACCCGTACTCCAAAGAACCCCGTATGCGGATTTTTTCCACTTGTAAGCATATCATTGCACAGCTATCAGGCATTCCACTCTCCAAAACTAACAGCGAAGATGTAGACACGCGAGCAGAGGACCATGCCTATGATGCGTTGCGATATATGGTTATGACGCGAACATCTGGTTATCAATCTATACATAAAACGCTTCAGGGGATAAAGGACCAGACCTTTAAACCTTATGATGCTACCTTTGGATATTAACCTATGGCAAACGACGATATAAAGTTTGTAAAAGAAAATAGTCTTGCCAGTAAGCCTATAACAGAAGCCGACTTAGATAAACCTTTTATTGTTATTGGGTTTATGAAAAATGAAAAAGGGTCTGGTGGCAAGCAAACAAAGGGTAATATTCAAGAAATAAGGAAGCGTGGCGATGTCTATGATATTTATCAAGGCGATGAGTTAAGACCTTCTAGTAGAGGCGTTTCAAAAGAAGAAATCTTACGGCTATATAGTCAAGAAGCTACAGCAGGCTATATGTATAAAGCTACATCTAAGCAAGACCCAAAACTTGCTAAGTGGATTAATGTAGACGACGAAGACATTTATATTAATCGTTTAACAGATAAAGACCCTCTTAGTCCTCTTAAATTTAAAGGTGAATCAAAGAAACCCGTGGCTGACCTCGACCCCAAAACCGCTACT